CATTTTAAATCCTTTTCAAACAATGTTTGCGGCATTGCACTGGAAATAAAATAGTTTTTCTATTGTACTTTGGTACAACGTAAGGCGTTTATTATCAGTCAAAGTCCCATAAATACTATTAAAAATATATTTAAAAAGTTCGCAATTTTTTAAAAAATATCATGGACTTCTTGTTTTTGTATTTTTATTTTTCGTCGCTATTTTTTACTTAAATTTTTAGTTTATCATATACTTTTTGACATTTTATTATATTAGGGGAAAAATTAACAAAAAATCAGATAAAAAATAAAAATCATAAGAAAAATCTATGATAGACAATAAAGAAGCTTGGGATTGTTTGTAATTGGTGGCGGACAGAGAGGGATTTGAATACTATATACTTTATTTCATTTCTATTTTTATTAATTCTTTTACGTTATTTACTATTGTTCCTTTTGTTTTACACATTTTTATTTTATAGTTTTTGTTTAGTTCTGCCTTAAAGCATTTATTTCCTATGTATTCTTTTAAAATTATTTCATCTCCGCCGTATATTGTTATTTCTTTTTTGTTGTATATGTTTATTTTTCCTTTTTCGTTGTCGTATTTCCAAAATATTTCTCTTGGTTGATTATCAAGTAAAATTTCGTGATTTTTTTCAAAACTTATATCCCAGTTACTGCCTGCTGTGAGTATAAAATCTATAAAGTATCTCTCCGTTTGTATGTTCCAGTCGCCTACTAAATTTAAATCTTTTATGTATTTTTCTTGGTTATTCTTTTTTTCTATGTTTATTTCTATGGGATTTGCCATTAAAAAAATACAAAACAACGATAGGGCTGTTGGTATTTTCATTTATCCCCCTATCTCTTTTTTAAGTATTCTCGCTTTTATATCTGATATGTAAAAATCTTGTTCTTTCTCGTTTAACTTATCAAATAGTTCTATTAGCTCTTTATGCTTTGGATTAATTTCACTTTCTTTTTGAAAGTAAAATTCTAGTATTTTGTATAGGTTTGGGTTATTTTTTTCCCAGTTATAGATAGTTTTTATATCTTTTCCGATGAATTCGGCTACTTCTCTTTTGTTCATTTCTTGAAATTATTCCAATATTTAAGATTTGTTTTATAATTATTATGCAATAATTCCTTTTAAGAAATTGCAATAATTCTAATTAAGCAATAGGATTTTAGCAATATCTTATGAATTTATAACTTAACTTACCGCCCGCAACAGATTAGAGATGTTTAGGGGCTTGTTTGTTACAACCTTAATACGTTGTAAAACTGTTGGGGGTGGTGTAGCTCTGCCCCTAAAATACTTAGCTACAAACAAATATTTTTTAAGGAGCTACACATGTACACTTATCTTTTAGGTTTTTGTGACGAAGTTCGTCCAATTTCTCGTATCGACAAAAAAACTGGCGAAGTTGCATCGTCTATCGACGTAACTATCACTTTTGAAAGTCGCGATCAACACGGCTATCTTGTCAAATCAACCGAAACTATCAATTATGACTTTTCTCTTAAGCCAAAATTTGATTCTGTTAAAGGCAAATATATCGCTGTTCCATATCGTTTTTTAAATACTCGTAATGGTGCATATATGTTCCCTGATGAAACTTTAAGTTTCCAAGTTTTCAATGAAAATCCTTTTTTGAAAGAAACTAAAGCATCTAAATAGTTAAAAGCGGGGGCTATGCCTTAATGTGAGTTGTAAACCCTCTCCCGCTCTATCGATTTCTACAAAGTTTATCTTTTTAAATTTTGTAGAGATTGATCTCTATTTTTTTTAAAAGGAGTTAGATATGGAAAAAGTTAAAAATTTTCTAGAATCTACTAAGGTTAAAGTTGCTGCTGTTGGCTCTACATTGCTTTCAGCTCCTGTTCTTTTCGCTGGTGATGCTCCAACTGTTCCAACTACGCCGTTAAAAGCTGACTATGCTTTATTTGACTACGTATTTGCTGGTGTTATCGCTGTCGCTTTCATCTTTATGATTGCTCGTAGAGTTAAGGGCTTCATTAAGTAAGTATTAGGGGGTGTGTTTTTACCCCCTCTCTTGTAAGGTTAAAATAATGAAAGAAAATGCTATATATATCCCTAATTTAAATGTTTGCGTTAAAGATTTCTACATAAAAGATAAAAAAGTATTTTTAATAAATTTTGATGATAGCGTTTCTACTTCTGATTACTCATTTTCTAATTTTCAAACAAATTATGTATTTAACACTGAAACTAATATTTGCTACATGCAAAAAAATGATTTACTTTCAAATTTAGGTATATATGAATATCAATTTAATTTTTTAATGGGTTTGTCTGCGATACTTATAGCATTTTCTTTTCTTATTGGGTTAATTATTGTCGGAGCTACACGATGATCGAAGTTTTGAATAATGATGTTTTTAATTATTTTTTAAGTATTTTTGCTTTCTTTTTTGTGCCTATTTTTATATACGTCATAGCTCTCTCTTTCGTTAAGTAGTTTTTTATAGCACGCGTAGCGTTTTATACTTCATTTTTTTCGCAGAATAAAAATGAAGCGACAACCGCAGGGCGTCAGTAACGTATAGTAAGTAAATACTATGGATAAAAATTTATTTAAGGATTTTGTATGAAATTTCTAATTAGATCTTTCATTTTCTTATCTCTTTTATGTTCTCTTGCTTTTTCTTTATCTTGTTTTGGTGGCGAATGTCCGATTATTCGTGACAAATACCTTGATAGCTCTTTTAAGCCCGTTGATGGTAAATTTTTAAAAGGTAATAATTATTTCGGTATTAGACGTCCAGAATATGGTTATTACTATATTTATTCTTTTGTAGTTACTCAAGAAGCTTATTATTTTTTAGGTTCAAGAACTCCTGGTTTTTATTATGGGTTTAACTCTAGTTATGTTTATATAGGTGGCGAGCTTAGAACTGGTCATTTTGGTCAGCGTCCTGGTGGTGGTATTTTTGAATATTTTGTTCTTTCTGATTATCCTAAAGATCCAGTTTTTGATTATTACGATTTTACTGTCTTTGTTACAAAAGAAGTTGCTAGATGCTCTGTAAATCAAGAATTTAACACTGACACAATGCAGTGTGTTGATTCTTGTCCAGTTGGTCAGACTTGGGACGTTGAAAAAAATGCTTGTGTTGATCCTTGCCCTGCTGATCAAATTTTCAATAAAGAAACTGGTAAATGTGAGCCTAAACTTAAACGCCCTGATTGGTGTCCTGCTCCTATGATCTACAATGAAAGAAAGGTGGAGCTTCTTTTAAGAGATAAAATTGTTGAAGATTGCTTGCCTGATTCTAAAATAGATAAACCTACTTGTGAAAAAATGGGTTGGCAATTTCACGATGGTTGCTATGATAATCTTAGTGGTGCTGAAATGGCTACTTGTATGCGATTTCCTGAAGGTTGTTATTCTCCTGTAACTGTTAATCGATTTAAGGCTGAAATACAGCTTGAAAATGATCTTTTCATTATGGGCGGTTTTATGATTCCATTGCCTATAAATGCTATTAAAAATGGTCTTAGCTCTTTGGGTTCTTTTTTTAAAGGTCTTTTTTCTAGCGGTTCTAAGCCTGCTAATTTAAATTTATTAGAATATCGCCCCCAAATAGTTGATATTAAAGCTACTAAGGCTGGTCCTGAGCCAGTTTTTAATCTTAACCCAGTTGATGATAATGCAATTGTTTTTAACAGTGTTTTTAAAGAAACTGGTAAGCTTGATGCCACTGCTTCAGCTTCATCGAATATAGTTAAATCACCCCAAGCAACTGCCGATGTTTCTCCAAATTTAAGAAAATTTGATTTACCTAAAGATGCTTCCATTTCAAAACTTGAGAATAATACAATAGTTACCGCCAAGCTAAAGGATATTTCTAAGCCTATCCCTACAAAAGATATAACTGTTCCTAATGAAGTTAAAAACATAAATCTTGATTATGATCTAAATACTATGTTTAAGGCTTCTGATAAACCTACTCCAAATTTGCCTATGACAATTAAGCAAACTAGCAATGTTGGCGGTAAGGCAACCTATAAAGGCAATATTGTTACGCCAGATAATAGCGTTATTGATGTTGATGTTGTAGAAACTACTAATCCAACTGGTTCAAGGGTTCAAAATGTAACTTATTCTTATGTTTATAGGACTCCAAGCGGTAGTAGTAAATTTTCAACTGGTTATGTTAATACTATTGATTCAAATAATAATGTAACTAATTCTATTCCAAAAGATAGCACATCAACAAGTTCATCTGGTAGCTCGTCTAACTCAGGTAGTGGCGGTTCATCATCTACAACTACCCCTAGCCAGCCTACCCAGTCTATTAATCTTAGTTCTTTGGAGCAAGCTATAAATAGAAACGGTGCTAAACTTGATTCTATTAACGATACTTTAACTTCTATCAAAAATCAACAGCTAGAGCAATGGAATTATGAGCCTAATGTTAATACTGCCACTTCTTTTTCGGCTTTACAAAGTGAGCTTGCTAAATTTGATGTGTCTGTTAATGATGCTTTTAATTTTCTAAACAATTTTAAAGGCGATATTGATAATTTGATGAATAACTTTAACGAGTCGCTTGATATTATTAATAAAGGCATTGATGCCCCTGATATTCCTAAAGGAACTTGTCCTTTTTCTATTAGTGGTCCAACGCCTGGTAGCAATACTAAGAATTTATTTGAGATCGATCCTTGCCGTTTTGTTGCTCCTTATAAGTCTATTCTTACTCTATTTTTCACGATTTGGTTTAGCTTTGAAATTATTATGTTTTCTTTGAAATATCTCTTTAGGGTAGGTGGTGAATCATGAAATGGTTAATCGGTGCCGTTGGTGGGTTTATAGTTAATTTTATTGAATTCCTGGTAAAAAAAATTGGCATAAGAAATACAATTTTAGCCTTTGTTGTGCCTATTTATGCTTCTTTTGTTGCTTTTCTTATTGCTTTTGCTGGATATGCCATTTTGTTTATTATGAAAATTTGGAATTTACTTAGGGAGTATATCCCTAAAATGTTTGATTATGGCTCTAGCGTTAGTGGATCTTTTGGCGGTCTATCTAATCAAACTGTTCTAAATTCTGCTATGGAGTTTTTGCACCAAAGCGGTTTAGCTTCTGCTTTCTCCACTGCAATGACTTTGTTTATATCTATTCTTAGCTTGTTCTTTGCCTTACAACTCTACAGGGTTATCTTGTATGTTAGGGCTAATATGACAAAGATCATAACCGATCTATTAACCTTAATGAGTAGATAAAATGCTTAGTTTGATTATAGGTCCTCCACGTTCTGGAAAAACTTATAAAGCAGTTCATCTAATAAATGATGAGTATGAATTGTACTTAAAAGGCGAATCAAAGTATAGATTTATTTATACTAATATCAATGGCTTAAAATTTGATCTCTTTAATGGCTTTGTAAAGCAGTATGATAAAAATGATTTTCTTACTGCGGTTAGTCAAGAATATACGCTTAGTTCTCAATACGAAAATGGCTTTTTAGATAATGTAGATAATTATGATGAATATGCTTTAAAAAGTGGCATATATGAAAATTATCATCATTGTTTAATAGTCCTTGATGAAGCTTATAACACCTTTACTAAAACGTTTAATGATAGCTTGGGTAGGTTTTTAAGCTATCACGGACATTTTGGGATTGATATTATCTTTCTTTTCCAGTCTAAACGTCAGACAAATAGAGAGTATCTCGTTCATACTGAATTAATGTATATGGCTCAGCCTAGTGGTAAAAGGCTTTTTAGTAAGCTTTTTAAGTATAAAGTTTATAGTACTTCATCGCAGGTAAATGATAACCTTATTAATTCTGAGAATTTGAAATTTAATCAAAAAATATCAGATTTATATAGCAGTGGATCTAATGAGATTTATAAGAGCTATGCAACTAAAAAGATTTTATTTTTATTAGCTTTCATAGTTTTTTCTTATTTGGTTTATAAATTTTTAGAGCCTAAGCATGAGCCAGCTCAATCAACTAAACAAGAAGCTAGGTTTGTTGATTTAAATACTTCATATTCTAAGAATATAAAAGCTATTTCGAACGATGCAGATAAATCAGATATAAACACCACTATTTTTAATAACAATAGAATCTATCTAAGGATAACTTGCTTTCCAAGCGGTTGTAAATTTAGAAATTACGCCATTGATTTATCTTTAGATAGCTTCTTAGAACTCCTTTCTTTCTCAAACTGCCATATATTCTTACAAGATAAGAAGTCAGGCAACTACATTGATTACTTTGTTTCTTGCCATGCAGATTTTGAAAGGGTTTTAAAAAGCTTAGAAAATTCATCAAAAGGGTTTGCAAATGAAAAATCTCCAAAAACTGATTCTAGTCCTATGCTTCCTACTCTCAAGTAGTTTATCTGCCTTAGAATATCGAAATATTACTTTTAATGATTTCTTGGGCGAGATTAGTTCTATAACTGGTAAAAATATTGTCATTAGTGGCAATGTTGATACTAATTTTGACGTGTTTTTACCTACGCTTGATCTAAGCAATACTGATACTTTTTCTAAGTTGCTTAAAGATATTTTAAATGTGAATGGTCTTGATTATTTGATTCAAGATAGCGTTTTGCTGATATATAATCCAAAAGTTGAAGATAAGCCAGTTTTGAAAGACTATATAATAAAATTTAAGCACATATCAAAAGAAGATGTTGTATCTGCCTTATCTTTGTTTAGTGAAAATATTAAATACACTGTTTATAGTGATAGGATATTGCTTATTACCACTGAAAGCCAGTATAAGATTATTGATAATCTTATTAATGGGCTTGATACTAGCTATCAGTTACGACAGCTTAGCTTTACTATTATTAGCACAGATAACACAAAGCTTAAAGAGATTGGACCACGTATAGAATCTATCTTAAGTCCTTTAGATCATTTCTACTTTAAAATTATTACCAACGTTCTTACGGTCGATAGCACCAAAGTTAATAAAGATTCCGTCACCAGTCTTATAAATTTACTTAAAGAAAGGGGTGTTTCTGATCTGATCTATAATCCTAGAGTTACTGTTATCGATAATAAAGATAGCGTAATTGAGAGCGTTATAAAAACCCCTATTCAAAAATCATCAATCGATATTCAAAATAGTCAAAGCATTACTACCAACCAAGTTGAATATCAAGATGTTGGCTTAAAGCTTTATATTTCAAGTGTCTTGATTACTAATGATAGTGTTAGTTTTACTTTGGATCTATATATTGAAAATTTGCTTGATGATACATTAACCCCTAGAATTTCAAGTAGGCATCTAAAGACAAATGTTTATCTTACTGATACAAATTCATTTCTTATCGGCGGTATTAATAGCAAAGAAACGATCAAATCAACAAAGACTATTCCATTTATTGAAAACATTCCTATTCTTGGCGATATAACGACGTATAAAAGCGAAAAGACTAGCGATTATAGTTTTAGTATATTTATCACTATGTTACCATCTGAGAAAGATATTTTTTCAGAGTTTTATTATGATCCAGCAGAAAAACACCTTGCTCTTGAGCGTTATTTGACGAGCGCAGCGCGCAACGCAAAAGGGGCCCCACGAAGTGGGGAATGAGCGTGCGCTCTTGGCTATATATAATATAAGTGTGTAACCTAAAGGAATAAGATGTACGGAATTACCGAAACTGATAAAATCTTTTTAAAAACTAAGCTAGAAAATCAAAAGAAATTTCTTGATAGTAATTTCTTTATGATAAATGGCGAGTATGTTCCTTACTCTAATTTTTATTTTTCTAGCTGGCATAACTCAAACAGATATATTGCTGAACTTAATAACCGAGTAGCTAGCCTTAATGATTATGCTTTAAGTCAAGGGCTTTGTCCTATTTTCGCAGTTTTTACTTTGCCTAGTGAGTATCATAAACAAAAGCTTATAACTCTTAAGAGTGGCAAGAAAAAGCTTGTTTATAATAAAAAGTATATTGATGATGAAGATCATAGCGTTAGCGCAGGTGCTAGTAAGCTTCAAGCTTTGGTTAGAAGCATTATGAATTCATTGCATTTTAGAAGCTTATCACAAAATCAAAGGTGCTATATAACTACTAAAGAACCACATTTAGACGGAACTTGTCATTTAAATTTGCTTGTTTTTGTCCCCAAAGAAAATTTGGATAAGTGCGTTTCTGCTATTAAAGATCGTTTTTTGGATACTCATAGCAGGGTTGAAACTGATATTAAAAATGCTACTTCGTATGTTATGAAGTATATTTTTAAAACCCTTGATGATTTACGCCAAAATCCTGATTTGGATAATTTGACAGATATTAGCTATTGGTATTTAAAGCATAAAATTAGGCGTTTTACTATGTCACAAACGTTTGTAAGTCTTGAAATTTATAGAAAGCTAAACGGCATTATTGATTTAATATCTCTTACTAAAAATTATAATAAAGGCTTGGTTACTGTTGTCGTTGATCCTAATACCAGGAAGCCTTTAAAAATATTTGATGAATTTGGCGAGCTTTGGCAAAAAACTAGGATTATTAAAGATAGCAATACTATTAAACGATATGAAGATGCTAGCGATGAGATAAAGAGCTTTGGCAACTCCTTAAAACAAAGACAAATTTTAAAGCTTTGCGATGAGTTTTTTAAAAGCTATGGTAAACCTAAACCAGTAAGCAGAATGCGAGATTATGAGCTAGTAAATTACTATCAAAGCTTGGGCGGTGATGTAAATGTTCAACATTTGGCTTACGTTGAAAATTTAATGCTTGATAGAGAGCTAGACAACTTCACGCGCTATCATAAAAAGCATGATTTAAATGCTCCTGATATTGATAGCTTTGTAGATAGATTTTTGATTTGCAATGAGTTTTAATTATGCAAAACGTTAAATTTAAATACTATGCCGATTTATATCTTAAGCTCGGTAAGTCTGAATGGAAATTATCGACGTATTGCAAGAATAAGGGCATTGTAAAAAATAGGTTGAATTTATTTTTTGATATGGATATTTACGAAATAAAGCCTAGCGTTATTCGTTTGTGGTTAAATTCAATTCAAGATGTTTCTAATAAAAGCAAAAAACACTATTTGAATTCTCTATCAATGATCTTAAAGCTTGCCCTTGAAGATGAAATTATTGATAAAAATCCCATTATTCATATTAAAAGCATAGTTCACAAAACACCAAGAATAGAGCCTTTTACTAGCCAGCAGGTAAATGATATTTTAAGATTATCTACTAGATATAACGATAAATTTCAAATTTTTTTATATGTTGGTTTCTTTACTGGCATGCGGACTGGTGAGATATTATCTTTAAAGATGAAAGATGTTGATTTAGAAAATAGGGTTATAAATATTAATTCTACTCGCTCCAGATTTGGCGAGAATACACCAAAAACCATTTATTCAATTAGAACTATACCTATTCTTGATAATTTGTATAATAAGCTTAAAAAATATGTCGAGAATTACCAGGATAATATTTATCTTTTACAAACGCAATATAATGAGCCTTACAGAGATACTGGCGTTTTTACTTCTGATTTTTGGAAACCTATTTTAGACGATTTAAATTTACCATATAGGCGACTTTATAACATGCGACATACTTATGCTACTTCTATGCTTTATGGCAACTATGTTACTCCAGTAGAATTATCAAAATTATTAGGTCATTCTACGCCTAAGATGATTTATGATGTCTATGTTAATTATCTTAATTCAAACTTAAAAGATTTTAAACGAGATATTTCAATTTATTGA